CTTTCAGAACGGGCTGGAATATGAGTGACTTTATCCATCCTCGCACAAAAAACACCTGCTCTGGCTGCATCCATGAAAGATTGGTGCATGGCGAGATGAAATGCAGTCTCGGAGAATTGTGGGGATGGAGATGCACTAAATATCGGATAACTGCGAAGGGGGAGAAGTGAGCGACGTTGTTTTCACGATTCCAGGCGTACCGGTGGCGAAAGGCCGTCCAAGATTCGCTAGACGCGGTAACTTCGTTTCTACCTATTCTCCAGAGAAGACAGTCAACTATGAAAATCTGGTGAAGGTCTACGCCTCGCAGGCCATGCAAGGTCAAGAGCCGATGGTTGGAGCAGTTCTGGTAGTGATCATAATCCACCTTGCACCGCCTGCCAGTTGGTCACAGAAGAAGCAGCGCAGCGCTTTAAATGGAGGCATCTATCCCACATCCAAGCCGGACTTGGACAACACCATCAAGCTACTGATGGACGCCTGCAACGAGATTGTATGGAAAGACGATAAGCAGGTAACGGACCTGATGGTGACGAAGCGATACGCAGCGAAACCGATGGCAGAAGTGAGGGCTCAGTTGATATGAAAATAACTTGCAATCGGTGCGGATCGACGCTTGATAACTCTGGATATGTAATGGATACCATGGGTAAGACTCATTCGGCGTCTGTGAGGCCATGCCAAGTCTGCACCGCCAACCATTTTGTTGACGCCACCAAAAAGGTTGGCCCGGAATGGGACAAGGAAGGCAATCCGTTAAATTTGCAAGCGGCGGCAGAGGATGCCTACGAATGGCTAAAGGTGTTCCCGTCAAAATCTTATGCGACCAATAAAAAGTTAGAGGGCGCTATAAAAGAATTGAGAAGGTTTCTCGATGAATAAGCAGACCATCTTCCTGATCGACTCCCGCCGTAAAGACTACGCGAAAAAGTGCATAGAGTCGGCGCCATTGGATTTTATATGTCAGATAAAACAGAAGACCCGCAAGGAAGATCAGAGCGCACGATTTCATGCGATGTGCGGTGATGTGGCCCGGAAACTTCAGTACATGAATCGCTGGCTCACAAAGGATCAATGGAAGGTTCTGTTTATCTCAGGCCATGCCATAGCTACCGGATTGGGTGCTGACATTGTTCCTGGCCTGGAGGGTGAGTTCACTAATATCAGAGAATCATCGGCTGAAATGTCAGTCAAGCGCATGGCAAGCCTTATCGAGTATGTGGCGGCTTATGGCAGCGAGAAGGGTGTCAAGTGGACTGAGCCTAAACGCGCCGGTGACGAGGAAATGATGAATAGGAGGTATGCGTGAGTAAAGCCGCCAAAGAGCATATAGGCCGCGTCAAATCGCTTCCATGTGCTTTATGTGGCGCTCACGCACCTTCTGATGCTCATCACATCCTTGAAGGCCGTATACAGGGCCGCAGGTCATCGGATTGGGTAACGATACCTCTTTGCCGTGATTGCCACCAAGGGCCACGTAATGGCATCCATGGTGAGCAGATCATGCTCAAGGTAATGAAAGAGACCGAGCTAAATTTACTGGCTCAGACGATTGAAACTTTGTACGGGAGGGCGTGATGCACGTAGCCAGGGAAATAGAGATTGCCGAACCGCTAAGCCGACTTGAAGTTCTTCTCCAGACCTGGGCAGACTGGATGCGCCGGGAAACGTCTACGGCAAGAGGCTATCCCGTTCGATCCTGCATGTTTGCAGGCTACGGAGACAGCACCGTGAGGGACATGGAGCATAGTAGCGATCATTGGCTGGCAGAGGCCATAGATGCGATTATAAGGGGCCTTCCGGATCAGGAGAGGTCGGCGATCTGTCATCAGTACCTCGATTCAAAGTACCGGTATCAAATAGTGTTCTATGCGCCAACGCTTTACAATGCAAGACAACTCATTCAAGCGGCAGTTGAAAAGAAAGGAATATGGTAATGAGATTTAACTGTAAAAAGAAGGAGAGGAATGTTAAAGAGTGGCATTTTATATTTGCATGGAAGGTGATAAAGGTATCAGACACAGACTGTAGATGGTTGGAGTTTGTCGAGAGAAGGGAGATTTTTGTGGGAACTGAAATAACCCCCGGCTCCGGCATTAAGTTTGGTATCTATACTTGGGAATATAGATAAATAATGCTTGACACAGTAACGCAAAAGTGGCACATTGTAACCAATAGCCATATTGCGCCCAAAATTCAATAACAAGGAGCGTAAAATGAAAACGTCATTACTCGCAATCGCATTACTCGCAGTATCAATTCCCGCTCAAGCAGATCAGCAGTGCCAGTATATCGGGCAGCAAGTGGTATGCCGTGATATGCCGAGCTACCGGGATGCGCAAATCGATGCGAGGATTCCGTTAATGGGGAATAATCAGAATCCCGATTTGATCGGGGCCTATCAGCGAGGCCAGCAAATCCGTAATCAGCAGCTTCAGAATGAGATAATGCAGATGCAGGTTGAGCAAATGCGTCAATATCAACTATCGCAGCCTCAAGTGCAGGGATACCGAAGATAACCGAATAACACCAGCAACAAGCCGCCTAAACAGCGGCTTTTTTATTGCCCATTGTTTTTATACAACAATTTACTATCCAACAAATCAATATGAATATAAAGCCGCTCGGAGACAAGATCACAATCAGGAAGGCCAAGACAGAGAACATCAGCCCATCTGGACTCGTCTTGCCTGAGACCGATAAGCCAGATCAAGGCCTGGTGCTCGCTGTGGGTAAAGATGTCAAGCACGTCAAGGCTGGAGATACAGTCGTATTCGCCAAGCGCATGGGTCAAGTAATCCAGGTGGATGATGGCGAAGTCCTGCTGATGGCTGAAGAGTCTGTAATGGGCGTGCTGTAACTGTATGGCTAGACCAAGCCTTTACTGCATAGAGATTGCAGATGAGATATGTGAACGCATCTCAGAAGGCGAGAGCCTGAGAGCGGTTTGTCGTGATGATCGCATGCCTAATAAGGCGACAGTATTCAGATGGCTGATAGCGCACCAAGAATTCAGCGACCAATACGCATGCGCGCGCGATACGCAGGCCGATGTTTTGGCAGACGAAATCATTGATATTGCTGACGAATCAATGAATGACTCGTTTGTTGACGAGAACGGAGTAACCAGGACGAACCAGGACGCCATAGCGCGTTCCAGATTACGTGTCGATGCCCGTAAGTGGGTTGCGTCCAAGCTAAAACCAAAGGTTTATGGCGAGAAGTCGTCCGTGGAAACAAAGATTGACGGCAGGCTGCAGCTCGATAACACGCTCAATATCATCCTCAAATAGTCGAATATTGCAAGTTACTCTTGTTTGTGTCTTAGTCGGTCTCGAAAAACACGGGTTTATACCAAGTTTCAGAAAAATCATTACAAGTTTCACGAGGAAATGAAGAAATGGACGCAGAATTACCTAAAAAGTTGGGTATTCTGTTCCAGCCCATGCGTTACAAAGTGCTTCATGGCGGTCGCGGCTCTGGTAAGTCATGGGGCGTCGCAAGAGCATTGCTCTCCCTGGCGTGGCATAAGCCGATGCGAATCCTTTGCGCGCGGGAAACCCAAAAGTCTATCGATGAATCGGTGCATCGCCTCTTGCGTGATCAGATTGGCATTCTGGGGCTGCAAGGCTTCTTTGAAGTTCAGGAAAACAAGATCGTCGGTATCAATGGCAGCATCTTTACCCTTGCCGGAATCAGGCAGCAGGGCGTAGTCAACCTCAAATCATTTGAAGCCGTCGACATCGTCTGGATTGAAGAGGCCCAGGTCGTTACCAAGAAGTCCTGGGACGTACTGATACCCACGATCCGCAAGACTGGCTCGGAGATATGGCTGACTTTCAATCCCGAGTTGGACACGGATGAGACGTATGAGCGGTTTGTACTAAACCCACCTGAGAAGTCCGTTGTCGTGGAGATGAACTGGCAGGACAACCCCTGGTTTCCCGCTGAACTCGAAGACGAGCGAGTCGCATGGCTCAAGCGTGATCCTGTGGGCTATGAAACTGTCTGGGAAGGTAAGTGCAGGCCAGCAGTAGAAGGTGCTATCTACGCCAAAGAGATCGACGCAATGCAGCGCGCCGGAAGGCTATGCAGAGTCCCGTATGACCCTATGCTCAAGGTTCATACCGTGTGGGATCTGGGCTACAACGATTCCACAAGCATCATCATGGTTCAGCGCTCGGCATCTGAAATACGCGTCATTGATCACATTTGCGACAGTCTCAGGCCATTGGACAGCTACATCAGCCAGCTAAAAGCACTTGAGTACAACTGGGGCATCGACTACATGCCGCATGACGCGAGATCGCACGGTATCGCAAGCGGTAAGTCGGTAGAAGAGATCGCCAAAGCACTTGGCCGCACCGTTCAGATCACGCCCAATCTCGATGTAGAGCAGGGCATCCAGGCCGCCAGAATGATGTTCCCGCGCTGCTATTTCGATAAAGACAAGACCAAGGGTCTAGTCAACTCACTCAAGCGCTACAAGCGCGCTGTAAACCAAACAACGAACGAACCAGGAGCGCCATTGCACGATTCAGCCTCACATGATGCCGATGCATTCCGCTATTTGGGGGTGGTCGCTGACCGGTTACGCAATGATACTTACGTGCCGAAGCCTATAAGGACAGTCAACCGCGGGGCAGGCGCTGCCGGGTGGATGTCGTGAGGCTGGTTGAGAAGGTTTCTATCCTACCTGTAATAACTCGCCTTGATCTGCCTGCAGAGAGGGTGCTGAATGGCGCTATCCAAGCGAATCTGGAGCGCTGCGTAATCGTCGGCTTCGATTCCAAGGGTGAGTTGTACTTCGCCTCCACAAAAGCGGATGGTGGGGAGGTTTTATGGTTATTTGAGTTGGCTAAGAAGGCATTGATGGAAATGACTGAATGACTAATCCATACGCATTTCTGGACAATATCCGCGGACTTACAGTTAACGGATTTATGTTCGATGGGAAAGTGCTTCGTCTTTCTTTCTCCGATGGCTCACACCTGACAATCGAAGCCCCTAATGATGGGATTTATGATCTTCCTCTCACCCTCACGTTGACGCATGACTGACTCCGACCTCCTGAAGCTCGCCCGCGAGCAGTTCGCGGAGTCTGAGAGCGCTGAGGCTGACGCTCGTCGGGAAGCGAAAGAGGATATCCGCATCTATGAAGGTATCGGCATATGGGACCAGAGGCTGCGCTCAGCGCGTGAAGGCGATCCGAAAGGCGCTCGGCCATGCCTGACTATCTCCGATCTCCCGCCTCGTGTCCGGCAGATTACCAATGACGTTCGCCAGAATAAACCCGCGATCAAGATCAGGCCGGTAGACAGTAACGCGGATGTCGATACCGCCGAAGTACTGGACGGCATCATCCGGCATATCGAGCAGCAGTCCATGAGCGATATCGCCTACGAGACGGCTAACTTTTACCAGACTGTTTGCGGGTATGGCTATTTCCGGCTGATCGAGGGATATTCGCCGGAGCAATCGGACCGGGAACTGTACATCCGGCCGTTGCAGAATCCATTTGCGGTGTTTGGCGATCCTTATGGCTTATGCCCTGTTGGCTCGGACTGGCGCTACTGCTTTATCGTTGACTCGATGCCCATGAAGCAGTTCGAGGAAGAGTATGGAAAGTCCGATATAACCGGCTGGAATGAAGGAGACGGATCGGACAACTGGAATCAGTGGGTCAACGACGATTACGTCAGGATTGCCGAATGGATGCGTATCGAGCACCGTGAGTCCGTGTTTGTCTCGACTCAATCAGGCGAGTACCCAGAAGCCGACTATCAGTCGGACTTCGGCGAGATCATGGACACGCGCAACGAAAAGCGCACTGTCTGTGTCTGGCGCAAGATCGTGGGTAATAAGGTGCTCAAAGAGATCGAGCTACCGATCAGTTATATCCCTGTCTTCCGTGTTCCTGGCGAGATGCTCTTGATGGACGGCAAGCTGGTATTCAAGGGGCTGGTAAGAGATTCAAGAGACGCTGTTAGGATGGTTTCCTACAATTTCAGTGCTTACATCGAATCGGTAACGACTCAGAATAAATCACCTTATCTCGGCGCAACTGGTCAATTCGACGGGCTTGAAGACCGCTGGTCTATGGCTAACATCGAGAACATGCCGTACCTAGAATACAACTCGCGCGATGTCAACGGAGACGTGCAGGGACGGCCAACACGCGAACCGCCTCCTATGGCCTCACAAGGGCTGATACAGGGGCTGGTGCTATCCCAACAAGCCATGAAAGACGTTACCGGCATGGGTGCCGCGTCTCTCGGGCAGAAGGGCAACGAAACCAGCGGAAAGGCTATCCTGGCACGTCAGAAAGAAGGCGACGTGTCAACGTATCACTATCCTGACAATCTGGGCAAGGCCATGCGCCACCTTGGACGCGTCCTGGTGCAGTGGATCCCCAAGGTCTATAGCGAAAAAAGAGTTTCCAGAATCGTCGGCGAGGATGGTGAGACGGATTCAGCTTATCTAGACTCGAATCAGCCTGAATCAGTCCGTAAGGTGCAGGACGAGAACGGCAAGATCAGGAAAATATACAACCTCGGCGTGGGTAGCTATGACGTGGTCACCACGATAGGCGCGTCCTACTCAACCAAACGCGTCGAAATGGCTGAGATGATGGGGCAGTTGTTCCAGTCACAGCCTGCTTTAGTGCCTCTCTTGGGAGACATCTTCCTGGGCGCACAGGATATGCCCGGGGCTGACAGGATGGCGAAGCGCATCAAGGCCATGTTGCCGCCTCAAGCCGCTGCTGCGGATGGAGAGGATGAAGAAAACCCAATACCGCCAGAAGTGCAGGCACAGATGCAACAACTCCAGGCGCATGTCCAGGAGGGTGCCGCTCTGGTGCAACAACTCCAGCAGCAGAATGACCAACTCCAGGCAGAACTCCAGTCCAAGCAGGCCGAGACGGACGCCAAGGTACACGCTACGAACGCCTCCCTGGATCAGGAGAAGATCAAAGGTGCTACGGCTATTCAGGTGGCAGAGATCAATGCTGAATCCCGCGAAAAAATAGCCGGATTGCAGAATCAGGTAAATCGCATGCAGCAAATGCTCGATCTATTTATGGCTCAGTCCCAAAAGGCTGAAGCAGATACACAGCGTACCGATTCGCTCTAATCGGGTTCCCCAAAAGGAAAATAGATGTCTGAAGAAATGGTATCGGCCTTAACCGAGGGGCAACCTTTGCCCGTAACTGAAACGGTAACGTCTCCCGAAGCAGACGGGCAGGAAACTCCTGCAAAGACTTTCACGCAGGCTGAACTGGATGAAATCATCCAAAAGAAGGCGTGGAGACTGGAACGAAAGGCGGAACGCGAGAAAGCCGAATTTAAATCCAAACTGGAAGAAGAATTCCGTACTCGTGCGAAACCTGCGGAAGTCAATTCCGATAAGGAACCCAAGCGATCTGACTTTGAAGCGTATGAGGACTATATCGAGGCGCGTGCCGATTGGCGCGCTGAGCAGAAGGTCAATGCACGTTTTGAAGACTACGAAGGCAAGCAGAAAAAGGTATCGGAAGAGCAGCGCAACGCGGAGGCTCAAAAGGAGTTTTCCCGTATCGCTGACAAACGTGTAGCGGACGGCCGCAAAGAGTTCGCTGACTTTGATGCTGTCGTGAATGAAGCGATTGAGGACGGGGTTATACCTCTGAATTCAGAGCTTTACTACGGCATCATCGACTCCGATATGGGCCATAAGCTGGCCTACCACCTGAGCAAGCATCCCGCCGAAGCTGAGAAGCTGCTGGCAATGGGACCGCGCGCGCAACTGCGAGAACTGGGGAAATTGGAGGACAGACTTTCCGCGAAGAAACCCAAGGCTGACACGATGGAACCCATCGGGGGCCGAACCGTTCATTCAAACGGGCTACGCGACGGCATGTCGATGGAGGAATTCATCCGTGTCCGCAATGCCCAATTAAAAGGAAAGTGATAAATGTCTAATAATGCCCTTACCCCGTTGATGGTCTTGCAAGAGACCCAGCGTCGGTTGGAAAATGACTTGTCTTTGACCAAGTTCATCAACCGAGAATATAGCAAGGACTTCGCCGTAGTCGGTGCCAAGATCGGTGCTACGGTCAATACCAGGCGCCCCATTCGCAGCACTGTATCGACCGGCGCCGCCCTGGCAACGCAGGACTACATCGAAACCTACGTACCTGTCACGCTGACGAATCAAGATCACGTAGACATGGTATTCACCTCGCAAGAGTTGACACTGAGTATCGACGACTTCAGTGAGCGCGTGATCGGCCCGAACAGCGCCTCCCTGGCGAATCAGGTGGATTCCAATGGTTGCGCCTTGTACAAGCAAGTCGCCAACTTCGGCGGCACTGCCGGTACGACTCCCGCAACTGCTCTCGCTTTCTTGCAAGGTGGCGCGGTCCTGGATCTGCTTGCTGTGCCCCGGGACGGGCAACGCTCTGCCATTATTGAGCCGATGACTCAAGCCTATACCGTTGATGCCTTGAAAGGGTTGTTCCAATCCTCGACCGACATCGCCAAGCAGTATGAGATGGGCAAGATGGGTACCGGTCTCGGCTGGAAGTTCAGCATGGACCAAAACATCAGCCGTCATACGCCCGGCGCTCTCGGTGGCTCTCCCGTCACAAGCGGCGCTCAAGCTGGTACGGCTCCTACTGGCGCGATTGGTGCGGCTGGCGCGGACGCTACCCGTACATGGCCCTTGGTCACAAGCGGATGGACTGCTTCCGTAACTGGAGTGGTCAACGAAGGCGATGTTTTCACCCTGGCTGGCGTTTATTCGGTCAACCCGCAAACCCGTTTGTCAACCGGACAGCTGCAAACCTTCGTGGTGCGTGCCACTACGAATTCTGCCGCATCTGGCACCACGACGATTCCCGTGGCGCCGTATCCGATCTTCAGCGGCGCATTCCAGAACGTGACCAGCGCATCAAACAACATTCCGACCGCCACGCCTCTGGTATTCCTGACCGGCACATCGGCCAATACCTACGCTCAAAATCTGCTGTTGCACAAGGATGCATTCACCTTGGCGACTGCCGATCTGATCGATGTTGCTCAATTCGGCGCATGGGGTGCACGCAGCAACTACAAGGGGATCTCCCTGCGTATGGCTAAACAGTACCGTATTGGTACCGATGACGTACCGTGCCGTATCGACGTGTTGTACGGCTTCAAGGCGATTTATCCTGAGCTGGCTTATCGCCTCACCACGTAATCTCATAGGGGGCTTCGGCCCCCCTTCCTTTTTGGAGGAATCTTTGACCCCACTGTTCGACAGGATTGTGTTGGAACCTATCTATGAGACGCGCTCTGACGTTGTCTGGACGCCTGACGAGATATCCCGTTGGCAGAATGGCAAGCTGTCCATCTCCGGCAAGGTCAAGGCAATCGGAGGGGATGTCAAAGGCGTGGAAATAGGCCAGATCGTCTATCACTCAGATTCGTGCGCCAAACCATCCATCATAAATGGAGATGAAATACGCATAATCCGTGAGGATGATGTCATGTTTATCTCTGATGAGCCGGTAAAATCGTTGTGGGTAGGAGCAGAAGAGGCTTATGACTGATTATCCGGCGTGGCGCTTCCATACATCCGGCGTTACTGCCGTGGTGAGTGAGGCAGAGGATAAGGAATTAGGTCCGGATTGGCGCGGATACCTGCCTGAAGGCTTTGTCATTCCGAAAGATGCTCATTACCGGGGGAATATTCCTGATTCACTGAAGAAAAAGAAAACTTTGACGCTACCCAAGAAAAATGGCAATCACGACCGCGCTTGATATCGTCAAAGCATCCCTCAAACAACTGAGGGTATTGGGTACGGGCGACGTTCTATCCAATGAAGACGCGCAGGACGCTTTTGACGCGCTGAACATGATGCTGGAGTCGTGGTCACTCGATCATCTCTACGTCTACACAGAGACTCAGTACAACTTCCCTTTTGTGTCAGGCCAGAACAGCTACACAATCGGAACGGGCGGCAATTTCAACATTGCAAGACCCCTTAAGTTGATATCGGCATTCACGCGCAATATCAGCGGCAGCAGTACGCTCGATTACCCAATGGAGATACTGGATGACGCGCAGCAATGGGACTTGATACGCAATAAAGCGGTAGCTTCTTCATGGTCAAGGGCGGTCTGGTATGAACAATCATTCCCCCTCGGAACGCTCTGGTTTTACCCGGCTCCATCGAGCGGTACGGTATACCTCAGGTTCTACACGCAGTTGCCATCATTTTCGGCACTGAATACGGCGGTAGCGCTGCCTATTGGGTACAAGGAGTGTCTGGTATTCAACTTGGCCGTGTCATGCGCGGGCATGTTCGGGATTGAGCCATCCGCTTCGGTTATCGCCAAGGCAACCAGTTCCGCGGGAAAGCTGAAACGCTACAACAACAAGGCGACGACCACCGGCTCGGAAACAGCGCAAATATCCACACGCCGTGCGCGCTACAACATCAATGGCGATAACTTCTACTGATGGGGACTACCAACCTTGTCCCTGTTCCATTATTTGGAATCGGGAATTATGGCAAGTCGGCCAATGTCAGCGCACAGAAACGGTTAAATCTTTACGTTGAACTGAATCAGGTTGACCCTGAGAAGGGGATATTGACGCTTTATCCTACACCCGGAACGATACAGTTTATCGACTTCGGTGCAAGTCCGACGCGTGGACTGTGGGAAAAAGATAATTACATGTACGTGGTCAACGGTAACACGCTCTGGCGCGTCTCCAATGACGGCACAAAACTATCCCTGGGCTCCCTGCTGACTTCATCAGGCCGGGTTGATATGTGCGACAACGGCACACAGTTGATCGTCGTAGACGGCACTAACGGCTACATCTACAACTTTAATACACTGGCCTTTGTACAGATTACCGCTGCGGGATGGCCTGGGGCAGTCAGTGTCACATTCCTAAACGGGTATTTCATTGTATCCAAACCCGCCTCAGGGCAGTTCGCCATATCGGCGCTGTACGATGGCACATTATGGAATGCGCTGGACTTCGCTACCGCGGAGTCGGATCCGGATAATCTTGTCCGGGTGATGGTGGATACCGGCATTATTTGCCTGTTCGGCCAGAAGACAACGGAGTTTTGGGGGGATTCCGGGGCGCTGGATTTCCCCTTTGCTCGTATCGGTGCGAGTGCCATTCAATGGGGGCTGGCTGCACCTTGGACGCTCTGCAAGTTCATGGACTCGCTCATGTTCCTGCGTAAGAATCGATTGGGTCAAGTCCAGGTCTGTGCGCTTAAGAATTACACGGCTACATCGGTATCGAATCCTGAGTTGGATTACATCTTCTCGCAATATTCTGACGTATCGAATGCGACGGCTTTTGCATACATGGTATCGGGGCACCCGTTCTACCAGATCAATTTCCCCTCAGGGAATGAGTCGTGGCTGTTCGATGGCCTTTCCATGTCATGGAGCAAGGTAGGATCGAATACCACCCGGCACATTGGCGAGATACAGGTCAATTACCTCAATAAGCCGTATGTTTCAGACTACTCGAACGGAAAGCTGTACCGGTTTGATACGGGCACCTACACCGACAACGGGACACAGATATCGAGGGAATTCATCAGCCGTCACCAGATGACCGCGAACTGGACGTCTTTTGATGAGTTGTGGATCGAGATGGAAGCGGGCCTTGGGCTCAATTCCGGGCAAGGCGCTGACCCCATGATTATGATGCAGGTCTCCAAAGATGGGGGGCATCAGTGGGGAACTGAGATATGGATGCCATTCGGAAAGATGGGCGAGTACAAGCGCCGTGCGGTATTCAGAAGGTTGGGCCGTGCGCGTGACTGGCTATTCAAGTTCAGGATTACGGATCCGGTGAAGACGGTATTTGTTGCCGCATGGGGGCGCTTTGGCTAAGTCGGATTTTGACATCCCCTCAAACATGCCTATTGCTGGCAGCGACATGATTACTATGTCCTGGCTGTACTGGTGTCAGCGGATACAGTCTATTGTCACAAGGCAGACTTGGCAGGACATGGCGTCCAGTCGTGCGCTCGGGACTACTTATACGAACGGAACCGGGCGTCCGATAGCGATCAATGTCCGCGCCACTTCCACGGCGGTCGCGGCTCTGGCAATCACTTTATCGTCTGGGCTGGTAATACGCGGCAACGGCCAGAATTCAGCAGGAATAAACATGAACATCTATGCCGATATTCCCAATGGGGAGACCTATAACGTCACTGTCAGTTCAGGCACTGGCACATTGAGCCAGTGGTATGAACTGAGATGAGTCTGTCGTCTAAAGAATCGGTAATCGACAAACCGGAATATACGGTTTACGTCGAGCGGTATCAAGGCCGCGTCTGGATGCACTGCGATATTAAAAAGTGGTCGCACAACATCAAGAAAAGACTGAAACAGGATTGGGATTATGTGTTTAGGTTATATAAAACGCCGGTATATGCGCTAAATGAGCCGCACGGCGATACGAAACACCATAAATTCATGGTTTCGATGGGTTTTTCCCTGTTCGGGCCAATAGAAACCAGAGAGGGAATGAGATATGTGTACTGGAGGTCTTAATGGGTAGTCTTTTTTCGGCAATCAGCGGAAGCTCGAAGAAGGCAGCGAAAGCGCAGCAATCAGCAGCTGCCGAGGCTAATAATGTAGCTCAGAAAGAAGAGGCGGCTTCCGTTGCTAATTATGACCCTTACCTACAGAGCGGATCACAGGCGCAGAGCCAACTAAATACTTACCTGGGTCTGCCTGCGGGTGACTCAACCAGCGCCAACTACGGCTCATTACTCACGCCGTTTACCGGAGCGGATTTAACCAGTACACCTGGCTATCAATTCCAGTTGCAGCAGGGGCAGCAGGCGCTCGACCGCAAACAAGCATCGGGCGGGAATTACCTGTCAGGTGCGGCACTGAAAGAAGGCCAGCGATTCGCGCAGGACTACGCAGGAACAAGTTTCCAGGCTGGCTATGACCGTAATGCGCAGGATAAGTCCCGCGTGCAAAACTTCCTTTCAAGCGTGGCGCAATTAGGACAGGCATCGGCGGGGAACGTGGCGAACATCCGGCAAAACTTCTCCAATGCTTTTGGACAAAACACGATTGGTGCGGGTAATGCCCAGGCAGCGGGAATCATGGGGCAGGCTAACGCCATTGGTAGCTCGATCAATTCAGGGTTGAGTCTTGCCGGGATGGGCGCGGGGGCAAATGGCATGCTTGGATCTGGCGTACAAAACATGCTCGGGGCCGGGACTCCAGCAAGCTCAAGTTCACCCTCAAACGGAGGCGCAGGACTATCTAGCGCTGCATATGCCCCTCTAGGGTCTATTTTCGGGGGCGGCATGGGCGGAGGGGCTGGCGCTTCTGAAATGCTACCTCTCTTATTCTTATGATCGACGCCTCCATACCGCTGAGCGGCAACAACGAAGATCCTTTCAAGGATATTTTCGCCAAACTGCAAGAGCATAAGCTCGGCCAGATGAAACAGCAGCTATACGAGCGGGAACTTGCCAAGGATCAGCAAGCGACAGCCGACAAGGAAGCGCTCAAGGGGATGCTATCGAGTGGCGCTCAAGGGCAGGACTTGGTTGATCAGTTGATGCGTTCTGGACGTTTGGATGAAGCGAACGCCTACCAGAAGCAAATGGATGAGGCTCAATCGAGGAAACTTGACCTTCAGGGGAAAATTGGCGGTCTAGTCAAGCAATCCGCAACATCCTTGATGGCGAATCCTACTGAAGCTTATGCCATTGATCAGCTAAACCGGCTGGAGAAAATTACCGGCGCGAATATGGATGAGGATCGGGCGCAGCTTTACAGCTTCCGCAACAATCCTGATCTCATCAAGAAATGGGCGGCTGGTCATGCCTTGACTGCCGAACAATTGTTACCTAAAACATCGACTTTGAATCTTGGTGGGGCTCAGCAGGATAGAGTGACAGATTCGGTAACGGGTGAAGTAAGAGTTACCGGCGCGACTCCGATGACTCAGTCCCCGGATAGCATTGCAAGCAATAAAACTCAGATGCGTGGTCAGAATATGACCGATGCTCGCGCTCGTGAACAAATGGCGCAAGGCGGCGGTGCCAATAAAGCGCCAGCAGGATACAAATTCCTGCCTGACGGTAGCCTAGAAGCCATAAAGGGCGGTCCGGCTGACCAAAAGTTGAATACTGCGCTGACAGGCAAGGAAACCGTCAATAGCGTCTCTTCCACGTTGCGGGATTATTACGATCAATTGAAGGAAGGGAGCGGCATTACTGATCCGGGGCAAGGGGTGCTATCGAACATAGCGGCCCAGGCATCCGCTTCTGGTTTGGGCCAAGCCGTGGGAAGGATAGCCGGAACTCAGAATCAGTCGGTGCGCGATTCCATAGCCATGACGCGGCCCCTGCTCCTGCAGGCGATCATGAAAGCCACAGGAATGAGCGCCAAGCAGATGGATTCGAATACGGAATTGAAACTTTACCTTTCGACGGCGACTGATCCGACTCTGGGATATCCCGCCAACAAGCGCGCTTTGGATAAACTGGAGGAACTGTATGGCCTTGGGTCATCTGGCGTCAGCAAAGTACCTGACGGCAATTCTGTCCAAGAAACGAGAGTGAAATCCATGCCTGACCCCGCTACCCACAAGGGATATGAGGCCGAGGCGTCGGATGGCACGGTTTATGTTTCCGATGGTACGAAATGGGTACGTCGCAAATGAGCGGATTTATCCTGCGCGCTCCCAAGTCAGAGACAAAGAGCGAGGGCGGCTATGTCCTACGCGCTCCTAAAAACGATGAGTTAAAGCTTGCCGGTGATGGTGGCTTCCAAGGCAGTACCCTGGGTGGAGTGGTTCAAGGGGCGAGAGATGTTCTCGATGCTGGCGCGCAGATGCTGAGTCACGCCCTGCCGGAAGGGGTACGCAATACCATCAACCGGATTGGCGGTTTGCCGGAAGGCATCGACAAGAAAATACAGGATGATGAGGCAGCCTATCAGCAGGCGCGGGCCGCCTCTGGCCGGGATGGCATAGACCTTGCCAGGATAACTGGCGGTATTGCCGCGACTCTTCCGCTAGCCTCCGTGAAAGCGCTGCAACTTGCGAAAGGAAAAAGTGCATTTGATGCGGCCAATCTTGCGCGCGCGGCGGCACAGGGCGGCATCGTCGGCGCTGCGCAACCCGTCACCAAGGGGAACTTTGCTGATGAAAAACTAGGGCAGATCGGGACCGGCGCGGCATTCGGTGCTGCAATGGCCCCAATCGGTAGCGCCATCGGTTCCATTATCTCTCCCAATACCAGCAAGGAAGTGAAGTCGCTTATGGCGCAAGGAATCACTCCGACTCCAGGCCAGATACTTGGCGGCGTGGCTCAGCGCACGGAAGACAAACTGATGTCCGTTCCGTTGCTCGGGGATGCCATCACAGGAGGCCGTAAAAGAGCCGTGGAAGAGTTAAACCGCGCCGCCTACGCAAGGGCATTAGTCGGAACAGGCGTTGACGCTAAGAGCCTGCCTGTAGGCCGTGAAGGTATTGAAGCGGTAAAGAATGCAGTCAGTAAACAATATGATGATTTGCTGCCAAAACTGGTATTCAAGCCTGACTCTCAGTTTGTCGGAGAAATAAACAATCTTCAGCAAATGGCATCAAAGGGTCTGGGTGGAAAAGAGTTATCGAAGTTTGAATCACTTATGGGTGACATAAACCCAAACAGGGTTATGACTGGCGATACTTACAAGCTGGTTGAGGCAAAGCTGGCGCATGAAGCCAAGAATTTCTCAAGCTCTGCCGATCCTTATCATAGAGAACTCGGCTCTGCGATCAATGAGACTTTATCTTCCATGAAAGCCGGTCTTACTCGTTCCAATCCATCTCACGCCAAGGAACTCGCGCAAGCAAACTCCAATTACGCGAATTATGTCAGGTTGCGTAATGCTGGATCCAGGGCAGGTGACCAATCGCAGGGGTTTTCTCCGAGTCAGCTTGCCGCTGCGGTGCGCGGCTCTGACAGAAGCGTCGGAAAGGGAAAAGTAGCCACAGGCAACGCTCTCATGCAGGATTTATCTGATGCAGGAGTAAATGTACTGAATTCGAAATACCCTGATTCAGGAACGATCGGGCGTGGACTTGCGGCAGGCGCTCTTGGTGGCGCTGCAACCATAAACCCCATGTTCTTAGGGGTAGGTGCGGCTGCGCTGCCTTATACCAAGTCAGGCCAAAAGATCATGGCGGCTTTACTTGCTCGCAGGCCAGCTGGAGCAAATGCGCTTAGTCATGGTGCCAAAAAACTTGCCCCACTCGTAGGCACTGCGCTTGGGCAGTCTCTGCTTAAGTAAGTCCCAGATAACTTGTATCAGCACAATCCCCATAGCCATTAACGCTATGCGTAACTGCTGTTCATCATTCATAAGAGATTAAATGGCATATTTCCTCGCACCTATCGTCAATGACCAGCAAGTGGACAGCAACGGCGCGCCGCTGTCTGGTGGGTCAATCTACACTTATCTCGCCGGTACATCCAGCGCTTACCCGACTTATACCGATAATACCGGACTCACTCCCCAGGCTAATCCTATTGTTCTGAATAGCTTGGGCCTGCCATCGAGTCCGATATGGCTGACTGGTGGCGTAGCTTATAAGTTTACCATACGTGATGCTTTGGGCGTATTGCAACGCACTATCGATAACGTTTCCGGCATTAATGACGCGAATGTCTCGGTAAGCCAGTGGGTAACGTTCGGTTCAGCGCCGACTTACATCAGCGCAACCTCATTTTCTGTTGCAGGTGACCAGACAGGATCATTTCAGATTGGGCGCAGGGTGCAATGCACGGTAACGGCTGGTGTGGTCTATGGCTCTATTACCGCTTCGGTGTTCTCAACTGTTACTACGGTTACGGTGTTGCTGGATAGCGGAGCGCTCGATTCCGGGCTTAATTCTGTTGCATTAGGGCTGTTAACTTCAAAAAATACCTCAGTACCAACATCATTAACCGCGCCGCTGATTACTCCGGTAACGCTGTCCGGGACTTCCCTTGTCTTTGCCAATTCAAGCGTAGCTGCCGATCCTGCCGCTTCGAATATATGGGTAAGCAACAGAATTACCCTTACCGGATCGGCGGTAACATTTACCAACTTTCCTGCCGCGCCACAAGCCGGCGCATGGACTGAGATTTACTGCAATGCGGCTCATGTCTTCACAAATAATTCCAATCTCTTGGTGGACGGGGGGTTGACTTATACGGCGGCTATCGGGGACCGCGTTCTGGTGCGTGCGCAAACTACGACTATATTTGAGCTGCATTTTCTCAGGATATCTCCAGCTGCGACATCTGCCCTGGCAGGTACAAGCAGGTTCGGGACAAACGCGGAACAGCTTAACGGTGTCTTAACTAATGTTGGATGCACTCCAGCGGGTCTTGCATCAGTCTTATCGCTGAGCGCGAACGGCTATTATAAATTTCCCGGCAATCTCTTAATTCAGTGGGGTCAAGGGACTATACCGGGGCCGTCTGGTCTTTCAATCGTCTTTCCTGTCCCGTTCGCTAATCTTTGCGCTTCTTTCCAATTGACCAGCCTCTCTGGTTCGACGGGGAATCTCTACGCGCTTGCGGCCCCCACAACGAGCGGGGTTACGGTTGATACTTCGGATGCAGTCTCTCATTTATGCGCATGGTTCGCCATAGGATACTAACCATGCAATATTATCAATCAGATGTTATAAAAAAGAGGAATTAAATGTCATCCGTAATTGGAACAATTTCAGTAGCATTTGACTCATCATCATTTCCAAGTGTAGTGAAAGATGTTATTTATTATGGTGCCGATCCTACGGGAGTTACTGATTCCACTCCTGCATTCGCTGCCGCCGCGCTCGCTGCCACAGCGTATTCGAATGTGAATGATGGAAAAGGAGTTGATGTTCCGAAGCCCCTCAACTGCGATGTAAAAGTACCTGCAGGAACATATAAGCTTGTTTCCAAGGTCAAGACTCAGCGACGGGTAACTTGGCATTTCGAAGATGCAGCGATAGTCGATAACTCCTACATGCTGGACGGAGTGCTGCGTCGCGCAAGCCGCACCAATTCAATGCATGTAGGTATCGGTAGCGATGCTAGCACCGCATCGTTTCGCGCCAATCAGCCTCTGCTTGATGCCAACGCAGAAGCATACGGGATAGCGACACAGTCCCAATTAAGCCTGTACGGACCGCTTCAGAGCGTAGCGTCATTTGCCGATAACGCAGGAGTGACCTGCACGAAGCTGACCGGAACGACGTTCACTCCAACGAGCGTTTCATTCACGAGTGCCTTGGATTTCGATGATTTCAAATTGGGTTCGTCGCTGACTGTTGGAGATAACGCAAACTCGATTACAGGTTTTGCTCAATCGTGGGACTCAGCGTCTAAAACCATATACGTAAAGGGATGGTACAAATACACCGCAGCATTGAACGTCACTGAAACACCCGCTACTGGGTCCGTTGTGAAGGTCAACTACTTTGTGAAAGTTTGGGCGCACAACGCCAACGTCGTATTGCCGACAGGGGCCGATACAAAGCAGGGCGTCGGTTTCGAGTTGGGCACAGATAACAGGCAAGGCGACGTTTCGGAGATTCTCGACGCGAACGGTTTCTATATTTGGGGCTACGACGCGGTAAATCTAGGCCCGAACAAATCCAGCACGGCTTTTATTGCACGAAACGATTACTTCGAAGGGTTCGCCTCACGCGGGCCTAAATATGGCTTTCGTGTATTACCCGCTCTTTCCTCAGACCGTGATTTGACCGCTGTCGGCTTCTCTTACGAGAAAGAATCCGGCACTGCATTTCGGTCAATGGTTGCAGGAAAAGTATCTTTTCAGGTTGGGTATGATGGGAAGATGGAAATCGGACGTACTGATGCTGCTCAATCTACGATCATCGATTTCCACTCATCCGGTATTGCCAACGATTACGACACGCGAATCCTTGCCACAGGAGGATCAGCAACGGCGGGGCAGGGCACTATGACATATTCCGCAGCGGCTCACGTTTTCAATGCTCCGCCAAACGTACCGGCTCTTTATGTCGGGAACGCAGTATGGCTTTCTGGCGCTGGCGCTCCTAATGGAGTCATCGCGGCACCTCCTGGTTCTCTCTATACAAACACTGGCGGTGGAGTGGGGACGACTTTATACGTAAAGGAGTCCGGCTCTGGCGCCACTGGATGGGTAGCAAAATAATAAACTTAGAAAATTCATACAACCAAGGCCGCTTCTGCGGCTTTTTTTACGATCATAAACGGAGCTTAAATGGCAAAGTGGGCAAATAGTAATACTCTTGATGGCGGTCTGACCTACATCAAAACAAACGCGGTCCGCATGATCCTGCTGAGTGCTTATACGGCGGGTGACAGTTACGCGACAGTTACTGGTAATGCGCTCTGTACGATCACGATGGCATCAACGGATTATACGCTGTCCGGCACTGCGAACAACCCTCGCATACTCACCACGGCGACGAAGAGCGGCACGGCGACGGCAACCGGTACCAGCAACTCCATTGCATTTACGGATGGATCGGCAACGGTGATATGGGTTACTTCCGAAACCTCGGCTCAAACAGTGACAAGCGGGAATACGGTTAACTTTCCTGCTTTGACCTATACCTCGAATCAGCCCACTTAAGGATAGGCCATGGCACTGACTAAAGCATCTACGACGATCCTCGCGTCCCAGGCTGTGGGCGCGGCTGCAACGGTAACGGGAACGGGTATCAATCTGACTGCCGGGTATGGCGGTGAGATTGTCTGGAAAATCACAAATGGCGTATCGGCACCTACGACAGCGCCGACAATAGAGCTGCAATCATCCGACGATAACACGAACTGGTATCGCAAACAGTACATTTCTGGTGACATCACGGCCAGCAGCGTAAATAGTGGGGTATGGCCGGTATCAACAGGCGTTATGTATGTTAGAGCGATATTCATCGGGGGCGCTACGAACGGCTCGACGATGGCGTGCATGATGGAACAAATCACAAGCTATTAGCATGGGGCTGATATCGGTTCCAAGCTCATTCGATTCTCAGCCC